TCGTATTTCTAATTTACGATCAGTTACTAATCAACAAAATTCTTTTAATAGCAACTCTAATGGTTATTATTTGAATAAAAAAACAAATAAATATTTATCACAAATTAGGATTAACAATAAATCAATTTATTTGGGTTCATTTCTCACAGAGGAAGAAGCAAGACAAACCTACCTCATCGCTAAAGAAAAATACCATACTATCCCCTATCAAATTTAATTTGAGCCGCCTTATAGTTATTCTCCAACATTTTAACGATGTTGTTAACCATTCTCTCCTCGTATATCCTATTGGCGTTTCTTGAGGTCTGTATGATATTGATTGTCTTCTTAATTACATTGGTTGGTTTGATCCCAAACTTATGAATATTCTTTTGAGCCCCATAAGCCGCTCCTTCAGGTAATCCCTTAACTCTAGCCCATCTTAACAATGGACCGATTGGGGGGTATTTCGCCCCCGCTCGTCTCCCCCCATCAACAAATTTGAGATAGTCCTCACTCAATAGTTGAACTTGAATACCTTGAGCCGTTGGTTGTAATCTATAATTAATTGATCTAATTAACCTACCTGTAGCCACCTTTGGATACGGTCTTAAACCCGATCTTGATGGAACGGTATTATTTCTCAATAGGGTTACGAGGATCTTCACATAATCCTTACCAAATTGATTGGCTAATTTAGCATCAAAAAACATATCCTTAGCCATTCTCTAATTGTCTTTTTAATAATTTAAGTTCTCTCTCCAAGTCCATTATCTTTAATTCTTTCATTACTAATAATTGTTCCAAATCAGTTTGGGCTGGTTGAGGTTCTAATTGTTGTTTCTTCGTGTCGTTGTGGATGGTTACCCCATCTCTTACTATTTTTATTCCCATATATATTTAATTTAATTTTCTTATTGTGTAGGGGTTGGTGTTGGAGTAATACTTGGTGTTGGAGTAATAGTAGGAGTTATACTTGGTGTAGGTGTTGGAGTGGGAGTATCAAAGTAAGGATTTTCAGGTATGATACAGTTCACTTGTTTTAATTTTAATACAATTCTCGCTACAACCCCCGTTGATTTATCTGTTGTCTCATCCACAGCCGGATAGAATGTAACATCTTGAGAGATGAATACCCCATAGGTCTGCCAGTTTTGAGCCACATCTGTTAGTAAATCCTGTAGGACTTGGATCATATCACTTAAGATCTCTTGTGAGTTGTCTGATGGGAAACCATTTGTATCTAAATAGTTCTCTTGAATATTGATCTTATCCATAAACATAATGGAAAATGATAGTTCAGGTATAGCCGTCTTGTTATGACCTGATTGAGCAATGGTACTATCATCATTCATCGTAACCCACATATATGGGAAGTTCATTTGACGGGATGTTCCAATGTCGTAAGGTTCCCCAAACCCAAAATCATTCAAAAAATAGTTATTCTGTTGGAACAGTTGGAACCATTTTATCAATTGATTTAATGTTATTACATTTGTTATAGCCATTATAATGTGTTTTTATTCTTTAATTCTTCTTTATTCTTAAAATATCCCAACCAATTCAGACAGTGTACGTAAGCCATTTTATATACCTCTTCTTCCTTTAAGTTTAATTTCTCCATCAGTGTGTAAATGAAATCCAACCATACATACCGGTCGTCCATTTTCTTTTTATCCCCCAATTTCTTGGCGAACCTTTCATTATCAGTTTTTACTTCTCGTTGTTTTTGGAAGAGTCCATCGTATTGTTGAGTGATAAATCCCTTCCAGTTAAAAAAAAACTGAAGATGTGGTTAATATCACTGATCTTAATGTTCTTAAACTTCCCTTCACGAGACATAAACTTCGTATTGTACTTCTCTAAATTACCATTCTCCTTCTTCTTACGTAAAAAGATACATAGTAATTTAGACATCACCTTCTTTACATCACCATTCGCTGACTGTAATATCGTCTCAATTGAGATCACCTCACCAGCAGTGTATTTATTAAACTCTGAATAGAGAAAATACTCCTCCCCATCCACAATAATTGACTCTTTATTTAATTCTTCAATTGGTTGGTAAACAAAATCTAACGATTTAACTAATTGTTTGAAGTCATCGTAGTCAATCTGTTCTATAATTTCTCTATCAATACCCGATAATTGGTGGATCAACTCAAATGAATAGAACATTCCTTGATGGATATTCGTGTCAATTGAGTATATATTACTAAATTGTTCTATGGTTACCTCCGACCAATCACTTGGAAATTGGTAATCTTTAACTTCTTCGTCATCTACTTGTACGCTAATCTGTATCATATTCTTTATATTAAAATAAATATCTCCACAAGGGAAATGTTTTTATACGTTCATAAAGCCCATTACTGGTCTTCTTGATCCTTCTTTACGAATACCAAGTTTCATCATTGCTAAGTATCGTATGGCATCTAATGCGTGATTATGGTTGTCTATAGGCGTTGTTTCGTAATTACCCTCTCTATTCTTTTTCCACATATACTTCTGTAGTTCATCTAATACATTTGTTGATCTACGAGTTATTAACATCTTTTTCTGTTGGAGTATCTGTATTCCGTAATTCACACTATCCCTACCCTTCTCCACAGGTTTAATTTGGAATCCATATCTTTTCAATTCAGCGTTTGATTTTGGTTCCGATGAGTCCGAAAAAATTTCCCCACTAACATCGTATTCTTTCATTAGTTTAGCCAGATCTGAGTTTAATAAACCTGTTTGATACACAACCTCATCAATGACTAAATCATCATTATATTTATACACAGCAATCAACGCAGCCGGATCTTGTGCGTACCCGTAGTCAAGACCCATCCCAATCAATCTGGCTTCCTCAGGAATTTTATCAATTACTTCGTAGTCATTGTATATGGTTCCTTGTACTTGTCCCTCCAAACCAAATAGATAGACACGGCACCAATTTTCCCAATAGGTAGATGTCTTAGCCAATTCTAATTTTGATTCCAAGAAGTCAATTGTGTTTTGATCTAAGGCTGCGTTGTCCTTGTATGTAAGGATCAGAAGTTCTGAATTAGTATCTTGTAATACTTCTTTATTCCAAAATGGAAATGTGGGATTGTAATCTAAATAGATATCCCCATTCGTTCTCATTGCTAACTCCAAGTACGCATCCCTTGTGATGAGGTTGGCTTCGTTGATATAGAGTGTTGATCTCCTCGCACCTCTGAGTTTCTCACTTGACTCACAGGAGAAGAACTCAATATAACTCCCGTTAAGAAACTTATATGTTGAATTGGTAATATTCCATCTTCTGTCGTCAAACCTCTGTGTAACCTTAAGTATGTTAATAAAATCACGAATGGCACCCCTCTTTAAGTGGGGTGTTGTTTCACTAACTACAGATATGGATAAGTTGGGGGTCTTTAACGCCTTGTCTATTAGTATTGACAATATGGCAATCGTTTTTCCGGCACTTGAGGATCCTTGAATTACTTTAATCCTTTTGGTTAGTTTCCTAATCTTACTTAATGACTTCGTATACTTAAACTCTTTCAACTAAAATCTTATTACTCTTTTTTATGTTGTCTTGCCACCATAATGGTTGGAAATTAGAATAATGATTTAACCGATATAATTCTTCTTCATTTCTTGCTGAAGATATGGGAATTATATGATCGTAATGCCAACCTTCTCTACCGTGATTATTCCAATTCATACCATCAACAAATTTAGTTTCTATGTGTTGTCTAAATGTTTCCCAATCACAACCTAAAATATTTTCTGTACTCATAGATTTTTTTTTGATGTGTAAAGCAACTAAACTTCTAATATTCATTATCATTAAACTAAATGGATTTTTTCTAATTTTCTCATATCTAGTTCTACTATTTCTTTTACGCACTTGTTTTACTGTTTCCCCATTAGGGTAAACTCCCTTTTTTCTATATTCCTTTGTAGTATTTCTGGTTCTTTCAGAAATTAATTCAAATTTAATAGGGTCATTTTGTTTGAGATTTTCTCTATATTTTTTACCCCTATCTCTATTTTTAACTAAATCTATTTTTGATTTTTTATATAAGTTCATACAATCTTTACATTCATTTCTAAATCCGTCTTTTGAGGTTTTTCTTGGGTTAAAATATTCTTTAGTTCTATTTTTAGACACACCGCATTTAATACATTTCTTTGTTTTCATATAGCAAAGATAATAATAATTATCATTCCACCAAATCATCATCAGAAAATAATGGGGGTTCTTCTTTAATTGAAATCTCTTGTCTTGTAGGAGCATCAAATCCTGACATCTTTGAAATGAGTTCTATCGCCTTCATAGCGGTCACATCTCTTACCCCCTTGTTATTATTTTTGATATCTACCAAATCATTCAGGAGTTCTTCCTTTGTTATTTGTAGTCGTTGTGCTGTCTTTTCTCCCTCTTGTTGGAGGTATTCTTTAATTCTATCATTTTCCATCAATCTTGGACCACTTGATCCTGCTACTTTATCACTGACTTTATAGATAGTTTTGTAAGCCTGTGTAGCGTTAAGACCGTTGCTTAGATACTCATCACAGAATGCTTTGTGTTTTGCTGATAAACTCATTGTATGTAATTTATTACCACCAACGCTCCAAGACCATATCCGATACTTAACGCCAGTGCTTGCTTTATTCTTTCGCCCCAATTCTTTGTTTCAACCATATACCCTATGAATGGTAAACCCAAGAATGGACTTATAGACGCGAAAAATAACATCATAGGTGTATTCGCTTCTGACACCGCTCTAATGTAGAATGTAGAACAGATCTCAATAATTAACGCTGATAATCCTATGATAAAATATTTCATTATGATTTAGTTTTTTTTCTTCTACTACATTTAGTACACCCAACCTTTTCGGCTTCTACCTCATCAACACCCACAGGAACTTCAGGGAACTCAAATAAGGGATCTTCTGTTAGTGGTGCTATGGTTGGTATAACTTCTTCAAATATCTCTTGATCTGCTAACCAATTTAATATCATAGTTTGTCCGTGTTTCATTTGGGCTGAACACTTGGTACATACTTTATACTTTGGATCTATCTTTTCTCTAATGACATTTTCCATATCCAAAGCGTGTGGTCTTGACATCCTTCCTAATGTCGCTAAATAATGACAGTGATTATAAAATTCTTGTGTTATCATATACTCTTTTTAATTAAATATATGACTATTAAATCTGTTGTGAAGGATGTGGGTAGGTAATAAAAATCAAAAAATTACTGAACTACCCACAATTATAAACCTTACTCTAACTATAGAAAAAAATTAGATACGAATGGGGGGATCTAATAAAAAAATAATATAAACAAAGACAATAGTGACCCCCCCATTTTATTCCTATCCACAAACAATAGTATAAATATATAAGTTTGTCTTTGTTAAATCAAGAATTATTGTTTCTTATTTTGGAATATTATCTGATCTATCTTCTCAAATCTATTGGTTAATTCTTTGGAATATCCATTTTCAATAAAGTCATTTAGGACTGTAGTTACTTGGATGATCTCAACCAATGTAAGTTGTTTATCCATTTGTTTCATATAGTCAATCATAAACTTTAGATTTGACTGTGTGGCGATTTGTTGTGATGTTGACTGTCCCATTATAATTCATTTAATAATTCCCATTCACTTAATGACTTATATTCTCTCTCTTCATTGGCGATAGCGTCTTTGAATAATTCAGTTATCAACTCTTTGCTTTTAATATAAGAGGTTATACTATCATCACAATCTGTATACCCCATTAACTGATTATTCATTTCAGCAGCGATAGCGTCATTGGCGTACTCTATTGAGTTGTAATGATCTTCCATCTGATCTCTCATTTGTTTGTTTTTTTGTTCTAACCAAGCCAAAAACTCAGGATCTTGGTACTGTTCTTCCATAAAGGCATCTACTAAATTACACATATTATCTTATTTTTAATTGTTTATATTACAAATATAATAGATGTTATCTTAAAAATCAAATGGTTTTTGGTATTTTTTTAATAATTTCCACTTTTATTTTCTTTATTTCGTGGAATGATAGACAATGGGAGATATTATTTTCTTTGGCGATCTGTCTATGTGTCTTACCTTTGAGAAAGTACTCATGCCAAAGGAACTCTTGGAAGTATGTTTTGGGGATTGTCGTATATATTTTGTCTATGATGAGGTATTTTTCCTCTTTGGTTTGTTTTATTTCTATATCACTATCATCTACGATCTCAAGATTATCTATGTATTGGAAATCTTTTACCCTTGTATTCTTGTGGAAACCACTTGTTGAAGATTTAATTTGGTTCACACACGACCTGATAAAGTAGTATTTGAACCACCCATCCTCAATTATCTGATTGACTTTTTCCTCATTCTCTAAAAATCCAATCGCTAATTCACTGATAAGTTCAGGTATTAAGTGGAAATTTGGAGTGATAATGTTTCTCATTATCTCGTAGTAGATACTACTTGGTGTCGCTATTTCCGCTAATGTCGTCTTCAACATATAAGGCTAATAAAATTAAAGGTGATATACTTCGGATCTTACCACCTAACTCTTTGTCGTTGGGTGTTTCTATGATGAGGTTATGTAAAACCTCTAAGATTGAATCTTTTTCATCGTTTATGATTGATCCAATTGTCTGTTGAAGTTGTCGTATTTCTTCACCAAGATCATTATCATTTAATTTGTTGGCGATTACAGCATCTATTATGAATTCTAATATTGTCTTATTCATCGGATCGTTTGATTATAAATATATGGTTGTTTGAAAAAGGACAACTTTTTTAGAAATAATTTGACTTTTCTTTTTTGTTTGACTATTTATTATATGTAAGACAAAGAAAATATGAAAAATAGTGGTAGAATAATTAGAAGTAATAAGACCGGTAAGAGTAGATATACCCCCATCTCAAATGAAATACTTCAATCCAAAATATTAACACCAGAACAGAAATCAATTTTGGTTCACTTACTATCCTTACCTGAAAATTGGATAGTGTATAAAACAGAGATATGGAAGGATATGAATATTGGTAGAGACCGATTTGATAAACACTGGCGTGTCCTCGTTGGATTAGGTTATATCGTTTCAATCAAAGTTATTGATGAGAATACTAACCTAATCAGAGGGTATAACCACATCATTTATGAAGAACCAATCATTTCGGGTTTACTGACCACCGGGTTTACTGAAACTCAGGGTTCCCGAAATTCAGGGTGTATACAAAGTAATAAGTTACAAAGTAATAATTTAGAAAATAATAAAGAAGAAAATAATAATACTAGTATACTAGAACATCCTTATACTGGGGCGAATAGAAAATTTGATGATGAAGATATAAAATCAGTTATGTCTTTGAATAAATGTAATAGAGAAGAAGCAATAAATTACTTAAATAAATTAATATGAATAAGAGAGAGAAAGATATCCAATGGAGAAGAAATAATCCAAAGAGAGTAAAAGAACTAAATGATTACCACAACGGTAAAAGAAAAATGGAAAGACATCTCCAACGACTTGAAGAAATGAAAGTAAACGAAGTAGAATGGTTTGATGTAAAAGGCTTTGAAGGTAAGTTGTTAATCAATAAAGAAGGGGAAATTAGAAGCGCTAAAACCTATAGGAAAAAAGCCATCAGAACTGACAGAAGAGGATATAGGGTATTAACACTTGAGGCTACCACATATTTACACCACAGGTTGATAGCCTTAACTTTTATATGGAACGATGATCCTGAGAATAAAAAAGAAATAAACCATATCAATGGAGATAAATTAGATAACAGAATTGAAAATTTAGAATGGTGTACGAGAAGTTATAATATGAAACACGCCTTCGCTAATGGTCTATGGAAATCTAATTTAATTGAATGGCATAAAAAGAGAAAAGAAAAAAATGAAGAGTTACAATCAACTTCAAAAACAAGTGAAGGGACTGGTACTGGGGATGAGACAATGTAATAACATCCCCTACATAGACAGGATGGAAATAATCCAAGATACTTGGGTTAAGATAATTCAAAAGATGAATGAAGGAGTATTGGAAGATGATTACGAGAAAATAAAAGGATATACGTTTTTAATTGTTAAAAACTTCTGTGCTGGTTATCACCAATCAAAAAAGAAGATGAGGTTCATAGAT